ATGATACTGATAAAACAATTGTTATGTCAGCATTTTATTCTGTATACCCAAATGCAAAAGGTACGGTTACACCTGAACACGCAGCACTAACAATAACAAATTTATATTCACAACATCATGGATAATAATAAAAGACCGGTAGGTAGACCACGTTTAGAAGAAACGATGAACCCTGAATGGTATAACATAATAATTGAAGCAGGAAGAGACGGAAAACATATTACACAATTCTTAATTGAGTTGGGAATATCATGGGAGGGACATGGCAATTTATTAAAAAGAAACAAGAAATATAATGAGGCATTCAATGAGTATCAAAAATTGTGTGAGCAATGGTGGTTTGAAAGAGCTCACCAAGCAATTGAATCAGGTGAATCTAACAAGTTCAATCAGAGGTTGTGGACTATCATTATGAAAAACAAGTTTAAGAACAATTGGCAAGACGAGAAACAGGTAGATATCACAAGTAAGGGAGATAAATTAAATCCATCTGAGAACACAATTCAGATTGAAATAATCCGTAAAAATATTGAAGATGAAAGTACACAGTAAAAATGGTAAGAAATCTTATGAGTATAACTATAAAATGATTCCTATCTATAGTGATACTAAAGAACAACTCAAGGAACACTGCAAGAAAAAAGACATGACCTATACAGAGGTAATAAAAGAGTGGTTGAATAAAAAGAATGATTAACCAAATCTATAATGAGAATATTACAAGGTGATTGTTTTGAGTTGATTAAGGAACTACCAAATAACTCTGTTGATTTAGTTATCACATCCCCACCTTATGCGGATATTGTTAACTATGGTAAGAACATTTCAATTAAGAAACCACAAGATTATTGTGATTGGATATTACCCCTTTTTAATGAGATATACCGAGTCCTAAAACCAAGTGGTAGTTTCATACTAAACATAAACGATAATTGTTCTGGTGGTCTTAGAAACCCCTTCATTTACGAACTAATCTATCGTAGTCAAAAGGAATCCAAATTAAAGTTCTACGACACTTATATCTGGCACAAACGAAATGGAATACCAAATGGAAGTAAGAAACGATTTAGGAACACAACAGAGTTTATATTCCATTTTGTTAAGAACCAGAAGGAGTTAAAGTTCTATATGGATAGAGCGTTAATCCCAACAAATGAACAAACATTAAACAGACACAATAGAGGTGGATTGATGAAATGTCAGGGTATAATAAAAGATGGTGAACGAATTAAAGAAGGTAGAAAAAAAGAAGTAGCAGAGTTTACAAGACCAGACAATGTATTCAGATTTTCAACAGCAGGAGCTGCAAGGGATAATACCATTAGACATCCAGCCCCCTATCACAAAGATTTACCCACATACTTTATCAACTTACTAACAGATGAAGGTGATGTAATACTTGATGTATTCAGTGGAATTGGAACGACAGGATTGGGGTGTAATAACAGAAAATACATCGGTATGGAACTCAATGAGAAATACGCAGAGTTCTCAAAGAAAAGATTAAATGGTGAAGAATTGTAATAAAATAATGAATGACTAAAATCCAAACCACAAGGGTGTTCGAAGACCTGATAAACACAGACAAAAGAATTTGTGTATTTCAAGGTTCATCTCGTGCATCTAAGACGTATAACATTTTAATTTATTGGGTTTACAGATTACTACAAGAGAATAACAAAACTCTCTCTATTGTAAGAAAAACCCTACCAGCATTGAAGGGTTCTGTATTAAGAGACTTAAAAGAAATCTTAATTAACTTTGATGTGTATGACCCAAACAAATGGCATTCATCTGATGGATATTATCAATTGGGTTCAAATATGATTGAGTGGTTTAGTGTTGATGATGAAACAAAATTAAGGGGACGCAAAAGAGATTACTTGTTTATGAACGAGGCAACTGAAATCTCTGAAGAAGAATATACCCAACTAATTTTAAGAACATCAGACCGAGTTGTAATTGATTTGAACCCCTCATTATGGAACTCATGGATTTATGACTTAGAAGGTAAGGATGATGTGTTCTACACAATTATAACATATACCGACAATCCATTTTTATCTAAGATTCAGATTAAAGAAATTGAGAAACTACAATTCAGAGACCAAAACTTATGGAGGGTATTTGGTCTTGGACAAAAAGGTGTACCAACCAGAGTAGTATTCAATCACCAACAAGTATGTGATGAGATTCCAATTGATGCAAAGTTACTTGGATACGGAATTGACTTTGGATGGTCTGACCCAAATACTTTGATTGCGGTATATAAACAAGATGAAAATATTTATTGTGATGAATTGTTGTATTTGAGACATACAACATTACCTGATTTTATCTATAAGATTAAAGACTTAGAAATTAACCTAAGAGATGATTTTATTTGTGATAGTCAAAAACCTGAAGCCATTGAGGAAATGAGAAGAAATGGGATAAACAGTAAATCAGTTAAAAAAGGAACAATCTTACATGGGATTGATTTAATTAAACGACACAACTTATTTGTTACACCAACTTCAATAAATTTAATAAATGAATTAAACTCCTATATTTGGAAACAAGATAAGAATCTAAAAAACTTGGATGAACCCATTGATAATTTCAACCACTGTATTGACCCGATTCGTTATATCCTTGAAATGAAGATAGGTAAAAAACAAAAGAAATTCGCATTTGTATGATAGAAGTAGTAATTGATGACCAAGTAATTAAGGTCAATCCAAAATTAACGATTGATAAATATCAAAAGATACAGGGAAATACTATTAAGTATTCCAAGCCAGAAGAGATACTTGCTTTGTATTTGGGAGTATCCGTAGATGAGTTGAAAGATTTACCTGCAGAAAAAATTAAGTTTGTTGAATCAGCATTATCAAACCACATCTTACAACCAAAAACAAATGAACTGGTAACCACATTTGAGTTAAGTGGAGTAACCTATGGATTGGAGAATGATTGGCAAAAAATGACATGGGGACAATGGGTAGACCTTGAGGTATATTCTCAATCAGATAAGTTGTTAGAGAATATCCACTTGATTATGTCACTCCTATACAGACCAGTTAAAAGTGAAAATGGAACAAAATATAAATTGGAAAAGTTTAAGTCAGTAGATGTAATCGAAAGGTCAGAACTCTTTAAATTAAACTTACCTGTAGAAATGTGGTTTGGAGTCTCAAGTTTTTTTTTGCACACATTAAACGAATACATAGCTCGTACAGACACTTCTTTGAAAGTGAAGATGAAGATAGAGAACCACCTGAAACCGATACTGAAGATACTACCCAAATGGCTCCATCCGAAGCCACTGCGAGATTCTATTTTCAACTAACTTATCAACTCGCAAGTGAAGACATTACCAAAATAGAACAACTCAATGATTTGAATCTATATTTATGTTTGACGACAGGAGCATTAATTAAAGACAGGATTATTCAACAACAAAACGAACTTAAAAAAATGAAGAAATAAATGACTAATATAATGAACCAATATACCACCTTCCATAAGGTGTTAGATTACTTACAATATTTTCAGGAACAAGCTCCAATGTTAAACACATTTGGTTATGGAAACTTGGTGGATTTTGGAAAGAATATTTCAGGTTCATCTGTGAACTATCCATTCTTATTTGTGGTTCCTCAAGCAATAGAGTATCAGGAGAACATGACAATATATTCTGTTACGATGATTTTTGCTGACATCTTAAATTGGGACTTATCCAATGAAAAGGATTGTGTATCCGACATGAGCATGGAAGCCAAGAGATTCTTAGCCTACTTAAAGTTTGGTTTGAATACCTCACCAATATTATATGACAACTTGGATGTGAATATGCCAGTTCAGGCAATCCCATTCTTTGAGAGATTTGGAGACCATGTGGCAGGAGTTGCAATGGAAGTCCCATTGATTGTATATGATACATTAGATTCGTGTGATTACTATCCTACACCAACCCCCACTAATACTTCAACAACTACTCCAACTCCAACCCCTACTAATACTCAAACACCAACAGTTACAATTGGGTTAACTCCGACGGCAACTCCTACCAATACTGAAACTCCAACACCTACCACTACACCTACGAATACAACTACTCCAACTACAACGCCTACGAATACAACTACTCCAACTACAA